CTTATTACTTTTCAACCACTACGTCAACACTATCACTATTCTAATTCTTGTCAATAGGTATTTAGACTTTATTTTGACTTTCTTGTGGATAACTCCGTTCCAGCTAACAGGCACGCGGTCAAACTAGGCTACAGCCTAGACGGGCAATTCATCCGGGCGGTATATGCGTCTAAGTAGATTCCCTTTTCGTTAGGTGGACAAAGGAGTGAGAGTGTCTAAGACTCTATTTTGACAAGCGGACTCGCCGGCGCCGGCGGATATGGATTATTCCGCGCCGGCGCCGGAATGGTACCATCTATACGGATTCCCGAGCCCCCGGCCGCGCCAGGAGGGCTAGGGCATCTTCTTCTGCTAAGCAAAGGTGTCCAAAACATAAAAAATAATACGTTGCAAACTAATCGGACTGTGGTATTATTTTTCCGTGATGCAAAGGAGTCCCTCGAATGTCCAAAGATACCCACGACTACACCCCTCACGGAGGGGAGCACCTGATGACCGCCAATGGTGGTGAAGGATATGAGAAGCTGGATGACAAAATTTGGCCGGCCCCTTGTTCCGCGTGCACGATGAGTGATCTCGATGATCGTCAGTTGGCACTGGACGCCTATATCCAGTCTATGAATCGCTACGCGATAGAACAGTTTCATGTGCTGGCCGTGGATAGGCGGCGCTGGTGGACCTGGGCCTTAAAGGCTTATGGGCTGGACCCTGGGAAAAGGTATCAGTGGAATCCGGATGATCAGCGGATTGAGTTGGCGCCGGTGGATATGACGGTGGGTAAAGAAGAAGCGAAAGGTAAACAGCAATGCGCCTAATCCGCAAGTTGATCTGTCTTCTGCGCGGCCACCGATCCACCCAGGTTCCCGCGGTGTTCTATCGCACGCACGACGGGTTTTATGAGATTGGCAGTCTGCATTGCAAGCGGTGCGGGAAGATGTTGGGCGAGTACAGCCGGAATATGGCGGAGGAGATCTGCGCTGGAATCGGAAGTGGTGGTATCTTCTGGTTTCAATCCTCCGAGCAGGTGCCCGAAGAATGGCCATGGGGAGCCAACACGAAGGAAGCGCGCTCAAGTCGCATGGCTACGAAGGTTCATCTTTCAGAGGTGGCTGACTATCCTAATGGCTGCCCAATTCTGGGCGAGGAGCGTCGTTGATGTCCAAAGATTATGGCGATCAGTTTGTGGAGTCCGTGAATTTTAGTTTGCCTCAGTCTATCCGTGACTCTCGTGAGGTTGAAGCGCATAATGCACGTTGCGCGGAGTTTGTCGCGAGGGTCAGTCCCTTCCACGAGGCGACTCCGTTCAACGCCATTGTTGAGCGTCCGGCCTGCGCCAAGGATGAGCCGGTTTCAGAACGTGAGAAGTGGCAGGGGATCAGGGAGAATGTCCTCTGCGTCCGGGCTGAGGATTATGGACGGCTGTTATCTGCGTACCGGCGGCAACTGGGGTGTCATGACTTTTCGAAAGTCTGCCCTGAGTGCGCGCGCCACGGCCACACGGGAATCCCGGCGGTCAAGGATCGGCACTCGGAGGAGCTTGGCGCAGGCGATTGCGATGTCTGCGGAGGGTACGGGGAGTAGCGGTCAATTTTGGTCATTTTCAACCTGAGACCTGTGCTATCATGCTTGCTGGAGGCTCCTCACCATGGCCGTCAATCCCACCCGGCACGAGCGCGAACGCTACTTGATTGAATTGCTCGACACAACGGACCGGATGGTCGAGCGTATGGCCAAGCGGCTGGAGCACGAGTATCACGAGGACCAGGAGACTTTTCACTTGATCCTGCATGAGCTTCGAGAGATCCGGCACGATCTGGAACCTCATCCTTCCCCTACGCCCGTAGCCCTGAGCCGCTCCAGCGCGGTTCGGTTCAGTCCACCTCAGTAACAGGAGATTTCACCATGGCAGACAATATCCTCGTTCTCAACGTTGGGCAGACCTCGACGGCCTCGCCTGTAACTTACCTTGCCGACGGCGTAACCCCGTCCGGCGCGACGTATTCCGCGGCCAGCTATGCGTTCTCCGATCCCAGTGCGACCGTGGTCCTCAACCCGGACGGCGTGACTGCTTTGGTGACAGGCGTGGCAGCGAGCGCCAATCCGATCTCGGGCGCGGTGAGCTTTACCGCCGTCGATACTGATGGCGCCGTCTCAACCTGGACCCAGGCATTTACTATCCAGACCAATGGGATTACACCGCCTCCGCCTCCCGGCCAGTTGTCACAGTTCAGCGCTGTGCAGTTCACCACGCCGGTTTAACCCATCCGGCCAACCTGAAACACTCTTCCCGGTCCCCTATCTCAGGGACCGGGGGTCTTTACAGATTGAATACTATATTGACAATATAATATGGCCGTGGTAGGGTTACACCATGAACGGTCTCATTTCCTCCCCCGCTCTCCACCTCGCTGATCTTGAGCCTGCGCGCCTGACTCTTTCTCCTCCCGAGTTTCGCGCCCATCTGCGCCATTACCTTCTTGAGCATCCCCACATCACTTTGCGCCGGGTTGCCGACCAACTCGGAGTCAGCCGGCAGAAGGTTGGCTGGCTGGCCGGAAGGCTTTACCGGCCCTCCTGCTGTCTGCCTGGGCCACGCCCGGCTCCGGAGCGCGCCAAGGCCGAGGCGTGCTTGGCCGAATTGCGTGCCCGGGTCGCAGTGGGCGAGTCGGCTTCCGCAGTGGCCAAAGAACTTGGGTTCAGCCTGTCGGCCGCCGCGGCCTTGGGGTTCCGTGCCAAGGCTGTCAAGCCGCTGCATGGAACGTGGGAGCGGGCAAGGGAGAAGATAGGGGTGGATGGGGAGGTCGTCCAACTTGGTTGCAACTGCTGGCGCTGCCGCCGGGTCGCGGGGCTGGCCGTGCCCCGAGGGCCGAGAATCACGGCGGCGCAGAAGGCTGAGATTCTCGATTGGCTTGCCTGGGTTGACCCGGCTGATGGAAATAAGTTATCTCAAGTGGTAATCGGTGCCCTGGTCGGCGTTGGCCAAATGGCAGTGAGTAGAGTGTCACAGGCGGCGGCCCTGGGCTCCGCCGCGGCGGGGACGGACGAGTGAGCTCAGAAAATAATTTATTGCAAACCTACCATCGCTGTGCTATGCTTCGTTTCGTAATGAATTCTCCCTCCCCCACCAACGCCAAAGCCCCCACCACGGTCCTCCGTCTCGACCCAGCTCCATCCCGTGTCTTCTCCTGGCTCGAATGGACCCCTGATGCTCCATCTCTCCTTGACGAAGCCAGTGGCCGCACTCTTCGCCCCGCCGGTCCGACTCTCCATGTGCGGTACAGAACGACAGGCATGGAGATGGAAGCGTGGCCGGTGAGCGAAGAAGAGGCGCGTCGTATTTTTCAGCCCGGATCTGAATTCGACTACTCGATTGGCCGTGCATGGTCACAGATCGTCATGCCCCACAAATCGAAGCGCACAGTCAAGTCAGGCGAGCGGCAGGAAACCAAAAAGCAGCGCGCGGAGGTTGAGCAGCGCGCAGGAAGAAGGTGGTTGGCATGAGTGATCCAGTCCTCACTCCCGCCGAGCGCCAGGCCATCCTTCGCCGTTTAAAGTATGGGCCGGCATTGCCGAAAGCGGAGTTGGTCAAGTACGCGAACAAATTGCGCCGGGAAGCCTTGGCGCGAAGGAAGCAGGTCGCATAATGGCTGAGAAGCCCAAGAAATTCGTAATCCAGGTCAAAACCTCTGGCCGGTGGCGCCCGTCGTCCTGGACTCTTCGTGGCCGGCCAGTCTCAGCGCGTGCGGCGAAGGTGGCGCTGGCCAGGGCGCAGCAGCGATTTCCGGACGAGGTGTACCGGATCAAGGAAGTCAAGGTGAAACATTGAGCCCCCGTCCCCGTTTACCAAAAACTCAGTGGAATGAAGATAGCATCCGTGTTGAAGTGAAGGCTGCCAGCCTAGCTGATGAACCCGCCAACGTCGAGGTGTTTGAAGCGTGCCTTGGCGAGATGGGCGCCGCGAGGCTGAGAGTTATGGTTGGATGCTATGGCCCGGGGACGACAACTCATCCGAAGCCGGCCTATAGATGGCTCCTTGGCGAGAGCGCGACAGTCTTGTGCAAGGATGTCGATACCGTAGAATGGTTTCGTGAGCAGTTGCTGGCTTGGCTGAAGTCACTGGACGGGGTGAGGCTGGCGCCTGCGGATGAGCCGACAGAGGAGGTTCCCAATGCCGATGTTTGAAGACTCCATCTTTAATCCCGCCCGCGCCGTGCAGAGGGTCGGTGATTGGTTTGAGATGCGCAAAGCCTATCGTCTCGCCAACCTTCTCTCCCTCCGCAAGCGTGAGGGGCTGCCGGGGCCGGTAGACGCCGATGGCAGCCCTCTTGAAACCCGGCTCGACGACTCCGGTAATGCACGCTACTACCGGCTGGACGGGGCTGAGGTCAGCAGAGTGCTGTTTGCCGGGGCCGGGCGCGATGGCAAACCTGGTGCATTTGCGATCGGGACGCGCAAGGGCGCGCCGTTGGAGGACGCCACACGGAACTGGGCGGAAGGCCACTCCGCGTTTGAGATTCTGGATGTAGCCGAGGACGGCCGGAATCTGGCTGACGAGTTGGTTGACCTGCATCGGGACGCCGCAACGTATAAGCGGGCCGAGCGTGTCAGTCACGGCGCCGAAGGTGAGCAGGCTCCGGACCTCGTGCTGGATGGCGTGGGTGACGAGGAAGTGGATCAGAGGTTGCAGGAATATCTGAAACGGGGGCCACAGTGACGCCCAACGAACACGAGCAGGACGACGGCGGTGGCGCGATCAGTTGGGGGGAGCGCGATCTTCAAGTCCCTGAGCGGCGCAGGCCGAGGAAACGGTTGGCTGAGATGACCGGCGCGGAGTTTGGTGAGGCGTGCGCGGATATGGCAAAAGCAGTGGAAAGATCGAGGAGAAGCGTATGAGTCAGGTTGCGTCTATGCCCATGACAGGCGTGTACCAGTTCCCACAGAATCTATGTGTCTGTGCTGAGTGTGGGATGCATTGCTACGTTGAGCAGAAGGCTTTCCCGTGTACTACTGCTCCTCTATACGTTGTGGCTTCTCACCCTACACATCCAACCTGTCCGTTCTCGCATCGAGTGTTTGCAGTTCCGGTTATTAAGTGTGAAGAACTGCCAGAGGAATTCTTCTCGAAGGAAATTGCATGACCCAAGAAATTGAATCGGTTAAGCCCGCTCTCTCTGTCATCCTCGACGACGGAGACTTCATCATCAACTCCACCGGTGCGATTGGTAAGGCGATGGCTCAAGCTATTTTGCCTCTGGCCGCCGCAGCCAAGCGCGTGACCGTAATTTCTGATGGCGAGATGCGGGTGATGAAGCGGAACGGGCCTGGGGCAGAATCAGATTTGATGGCGAAGGGTGCGGCCTCTGCTGAGCGTGCGCGCAAAGCTCTTGTTTTTAACGAAGATCCTGACATCCAGGACCAGTTTGCTGCGGACCTCGAATCCGGCGCAACCGGTGAGCAGGCCACAGGAGAGTCTCCCACGTCTACCCCAGGCCCGAGCGATCCAGTTGTCATTCCGGCCAAACGGCGCGACGGGAACGGGATCCGTCGCAAGCCACAAATCTTCCAGGATGCCGCGGCGCCACCCGCTCCGGAGTTGGCCTTGGCAGAGATGGACCGGCTTCTCGCCGAAGCGGAACAGGCTGAGAAGGACCAAGCCAAGGTTGCTGAGGATCGTCGATTCCAGGATCAGCAAGCCATCCAAGCAGGTCAGGAGCCAGCCGTGCCAGCAGAGCCTGTTGAAGTCAAAGCTGCCCCTCGCAAACGTGAACCACGCAACCTTGCCACCACCGGTCGGCCTTGCGGCCGCTGCGCTGGCGCAGGCCAGATTGTTGGCGAGGCAGGGTTCCAAGGTGCGTGCCCTGTATGCCATGGCGAAGGTCAGGTCAAGACGTGGGACCGCAGTTTGAAGATCAGGTAGGGACAACTGCATGAATCCGCCCATTTGCACGAATCCGCAGCACCCGGCCAGTCTCCCGCGCCAGATGATCTTCCTCCAGACGAAGGATCATGCGCACGTCTTTGGCTGCCAGGCGTGCCGCGACGTGAATCACAAACTTTCCGTGCGCGTGATGACCGATGAGTTTTACAAGCGTGAGGTCAGGAGCTCACTTGCGCAGTCAGGTGGGCTGATGACTGCGCCGCCTGTGGCCTGTCAGCCTCAGATGTACCGGCAGCAGCCGACGACGATTGGCTGGGACTCGGTAGCGAGGCGGAGTAGGGACGGCAAATACGAGTTGGTCTCGTACAAAATTCTTGGCAACGGTAATCTTCACATTCAGATGGCGGTCAACGGGAAGCTCTGCCCTCAGATGGACGACCACGTGGCCAGCAGGGAAGAGTTCAAGACTGAAGAGGCTTACTGGACCAGGGTGGCGCGCGCCTCAGAACTTATGCTTCACTTGTATGGTGACCCACGCGCGCCACTGTCGCCGAAAGAATCAGCTCAGCGTGAATTACAGATGTATTAACCCAGAACCGAAAGGATCATCAATGTCTCGTCTCGCAGCAGTTCACTCTGGCCAGCCCACGCAAGGGCTTGGCGCCGTTCCCGTCGCAGCCCCTGCTCGTCAGCACGCTTCCCCTCTTCAGGCACAGCGTGCCGAGGCTGAGGCAGCAGAACTAGCAGCGGACTTGGCAGCGGGCCTGGCTGTCCCACATGCCGCACCCATCAATCCTCGCAATCCCTATTCCACCTTGGCTGCCGCCAACGTCGCTGCCCAGCTTGCGCTTTCTGCGACTGAGTTGGAGGTCAGGAACTACTTCCGCAAGTTGCCGGTCGCCTCTGGCTTGGAAATGCTGGCCAAGATGAGGCATCAGTGTAACCTCGCGGCTGAGACGTTGCAGGGCCGCATGGATGAAGGCAACACGGAACGGTGCACCGGCTGCGGGAAGACACTTGAGGAAGCTCGGAAGTCACAATTTTTGATGCAAGGTTCTGAAGTGGACCCGGAGACAGGCGTGCCGATGCCGTATCGCTACTGCGGTCCGCAGTGTATTCGTGAGCGCAATCGCGAGAAGATGCTGCCCAAAGAGGAACGTAACAAGCTGCGGTTCGACGGGCGCGAACAAGGGGATATTCTGTGAGCCAGAAATACGAAGACATTCTTCGCGAGTCCGTAGAGAAGCTCCAACTTGGCCCTGACGATATTGTGATTGTCAAGTCGCAAGAGGCCATGTCCACTTTCTTGGAGATGACTCAGCAGGGGGTGGGGTTCTCGAAGTATTCCAACCCGATTCTGCTCGTTCCCGGTGGCCTGGAGAAAGCCTCACGGCAGGACCTGCTTGAAGCGCTGTCCGTGGTGGACCAGCATATCGCGGCGCGCGGCGAGCAGACTGAGCAGGTCTCACGGATCATCACGGATTTGCACGCGCCGGCTTTGAAACGGGTGCAGTGATGGATTCTGTCTCGCCGGTTCTCACCACTGCTGAAGTCCCTTGTGAGCAGGTTATTGCTCTTGACCAGCCCGAGTATCTGCCGATCATCGTCGCCCGGATATGGTTTGCAGGTGGCGAGAATAACGCAGGTGTTCCTTGTTCTTTGGCCCGGTATCGCTTGACCGCCGCTGAACGTGCATTGATCGCTGCCGGCGCGGCTCTGGTACTGGGTCAGCCGCATCATGGGCCGATGATGCCAATTTCGTTGCAGTTGGCTATGCCAGGGGAATACCCGGTGCAGGAGGACGCGTGACGCCTTCTCCCGCTGACCGTCTCTACGACACGATCTGCGAACTCTGGCCGCAGTATGGCGAGCAGCCTCGGTCAGATGTGACGCGGGAGTTTGTGCGTAGGTATCCGCCGACTGGAAGTTATCGCGAGTTGATGCTATTGCCTGGCGAGGGACCGGACCCGCTGGGGTTGTTTGAAAAGTTTGCAAGAACTGAGTAATTAGGAGAATTCCCGTTGCCTCTCAACCTTGACCACGTAGTTCGGTATTTTGGCAACTTGAATATCCGTGACCGTGACGCGGGGTCTTTTAATAGCTTTCATCTTCGCGATCAGCAGCAACAGGTGATAGAGCAATTTAAGGAGCATCTTGCTCGGCGTCGCCGGCTTTTTGGCATCTTTTGCAAAGCACGGCGCGTAGGGCTATCTACGCTTGCGACCGGGATCGGTCAGGCCCACTGCATCGCACATCCTGGCGCTCTCGCGCGTTGCATCGCACAAAACGCTGAGGTCGCAGCGGCGAATTTCGCTATGGCTTGCAGCTTTCGAGAAGACTGTCGTGAGTTATATCCTGGTGCTCCGAAGCCAACTAAGAGGACTCTCATTTGGCCTCATTCTGACGGCCCGGATTCTCAGTTTACTCACCACACTGCGGCGACGGTCCATGGTCAGCGTGGGTTGACTTCTTCGTTTCTCCACTTAACCGAAGCGGCCTTTTACCCCTATGTAGGGGCTTTCACATCGCTCATGAATACGGTGAGCAAAGATCCCAACAACATCGTCATAATCGAGTCAACGGCCAACGGACTTGAAGGCCCCGGCGAAGCGTACTACCAAGCGTGGGAAGCTGCGGTTGCGGGCGATAATGAGTTTCTGCCGATTTTCTTGCCGTGGTGGGATGATCCTGCATATCAGTTACCGGAAGAGTTCGCGCTTGACGCCCCGCGCGACGAGTATGAAAAATTCTTGATGAACGACATCAAGCATTGGAAGACAGGAAAAACAGTTCATCTTACTAAGTCGCAGATAGCTTGGTTCCGCGAAACTCTTTCTACGAAGTGCGAGGGTATCCTTGAAAAATGGAGGGCCGAGTACCCATCTACCCCAGAAGAAGCCTTCGTCGCCACAGGCAACCCAGCTTTCACCATCGAGGAGATGCAATTCGCGCAGAACGCCTTTGTAAAAATACCATGGCAGGGCCGGTGTGTTCTTACCGCCGACCAAAAACACGGCCAACTCCAGAAAGGAACAGACGGTCCACTCGTCGTTTACGAGACCCCGCAGAAGGGTCACCATTACTTCGCGGGAGTAGACTCGGCCCGTGGCGAAGAATCAACTATGGCTCCTGGTGACTACGCTGCTCTTGTGGTCTGGAACGCGGAGACTGGCGACCTTGCCGCACGGTATATGTCCAGGGTCTCACCAGAAGAGTTGGCTCCTGCTGCGGCTGCGATCGGCTATTACTTCAACGGCGCGATGCTGAATGTCGAGCTGAACAACATCGGCTACGTGACCATGAAGGCTCTCAGGGACACTTACTATTATCCCAATCAGTATCTCTGGAAAGGCCGCGACGACCGCGCTGATCGTTCGAAGCATGGCACGGCTTACGGATTTGAAACTTCCGACCGTTATCGCAAGATGATGTTTTCGTTGTTCCGCACTGCGCTGCATGAGAAGAGAGTCGTGCCGAAGGATAAGATATTCGTCGACCAAATGAAGAAGGCCAAGCTGGAGATGAACTGGCGTTGGACTGTTTCAGTTGGCCACGACGATGTATTGATGTGCCTCAGTCCAAAGGAGTTAGTAGAAACGCAGGAAGGTTTTAAGCCCATAAGCGATATTTGCTCGGGTGAATTTGTGCGGACCCATACAGGCGAGATTCATCGGGTCCAGGGGGTCATGTCACGCGAAGTTGATGAGGAGCTGGTCCATGTTGGAATGATGGGAAATCCGGAGCCCACACGCACGACGGGCAATCACCCATACTATGTGTGCCGGTATGAGTGGACTCGGCTGAAGGGCACGCGCAAAGTCACCAAGAATCGAGTTGAGACCGCATCGTGGAAAGCCGCCGCGGATTTGCGCCTTGGCGATTCTGTTTTGTTCCCGAAGCGGAAGAAATTACCGCGCGTTGATTTGTTTGAAGACCAGTTGTGGATTCTAGGCTGGTATCTAGCCGAGGGGTGGGCCAGCGCGCGCAGCAATAAAAACAAGCTAGGTTATCAGATTGCGTTTGGCCTAAATTCCGCTGAACGAGATGTGGCGGAGCGTTTATGTAAAGTGCTGGGCAAGTACGATCCTCCTTCGCGGTCTAATCAAAAGCCTCCGCGCGTCCAAACGATAGTGGGTAAGAACGCGATTCGAGTAATTTACTCTTCACGTTATTGGCATGAGTTCTTCACGAAGTTCGCTGGTGGGTTGCAGCAGGTTCGGAAAATTCGCCCCTCCGTGTATAACTGCTCTGGACTGCTTCCTCTTGTTGGTGCATTTATGTCGGGTGACGGGTCGCAGCCGAAGGGGCAGCGCAACTCAGTCCACGCGAGCAGCACGTCTCGTGTACTGATTCATCAGATTAGGCAGATACTGATTGATGAGGGAATCTGGTCTACGATTAGTAAGCCAAAGAGTCAGGAGATTTGGACTCTATGCGCTTCTGCTGAGTTCATCGAGCGGTTTGTCGGTATATCTAAGTTCCACTCCATCGAGAGGAAGTTTCATAAACGGCACGTTGTTGAGACGGACGAGGGCTTCTGGGCACCAATCAAATCTCTGGAACTGGTCCCTTACTCAGGTCCGGTGTTCAATCTTGACGTGGAGGGCGACCATACTTACCAAGCGCAGGGAGTGGCGGTTCACAACTCAGGCTTCCTCGGCTGGATTGCGTTGGAACAGAACCACCCTACCGCTTGTCACCCTATCGCGCCTCGCAATATTATGCTCACCAAAGAGGAGATTGAATCGGCCGGCTTCTCTCCTGCCCGTGGTCAGATGCCACAGTGGATGAAAGATCCGACGGTCACGGGCGCGGGGATGCTGATTACGAGTGGGAACGATCATTTGAAGAAACTGGAAATTTATTCAAAGAAGAAGCAGATGCGAAATCGTTTGGATTGGATCTAGGAGACGAGGATGACCGATGATCGAGCAACAAAACCGCAAGTTGATTCTGACCTTCCCGACGCCGGACTCGGCGACGATCTTCGCAGCTTTCTTGCAAAGCCTGCTGACGGTGACGGCGAGTCCACAGCTAAGCCAAAGCACGGACCTCGCATCGGGCGTAACTTCCTCCCCACCTTTCGAGTCGTCCCCGGAGATCAAGTCAGCGCTGGACCAGCCCCCGACCCAGGGTTCCCTGGAACCAGAACCTTCGCTCCTTCCCGATCAGCCTCAGCGCCTGCCCCATACCGTTTTGACTCCGGAGAGGCAGGACGCAATCGCGAATCAGCGCGCGAACGGCTTGACCACGCATCAGAGGTTGCTCCGAGCTCAGACGACTTTGCGCGACGGGGTGCTGCCATTCAGCCGGCCGGGCCAGGCGCCTCCTCCGACAGGTCAGCCAAGCCCGCGGCAGAAGGCGGCGCTGGAAGGCGGCTTCGCGGACGGCCAGCCGGGAGTAAAACCGGAGGAGGGAAGAAGAAGAAGCAGATTGAGGCCAGTCTTCCTCTCCCCAAAGCCATAGCCAAACTGATTCCCAAGGATGCTGGCGGCCCCACTCCTCCCCGCGTCCTCGTTCCCACCGAGACTGAGCGCGCCGATGCCCGGCGCCTGTTCCGCGAGATCGGCGAGCGGTTCAACGACAACAGGAAGAAGTCCAAGACGGCTGCCTATTCCGGCTACCGCCATGACCTGATGGCGAACCTCGATACGCTGGTCATGGGTGGCGCGCTCGACCTGAAGGATGCGACCACGATCATCACCAACCTGGAGCAGTACACCAAGGAGACCGAGGCGGAGAGCACAGAAACGCCGGCGACCATCCTGGGCCGGTGGCTCAGGATGGACGCTTCTGAGATTGCCGGGTTGGAGGTTTCGGTGGAGGAAGAATCAGGAGAAGAGGTCGATGAGTTGGAGCCTTTGTCCGATCCAGCGGACAACGGGGACAGCGAAGCTGTTGCCTAGCGCCTTGTACTTTGGTCCATCTGCTGCTGGCTTGCTATTGTATGTGATGTTCAAATAATCGTCAGGAAATCCTTGTAAACGGGCGCACTCGACGGTTGTTAGTCTCCTGACCTGCATCGCGGGAGTCATCACCGAGCCCTCGAACCCTCCACCTTCTCGACGCGCTTTGAGGCAGCCCATTCCGTCCTCGGTCGCATTCTGTTCCTCGTCGAGGCCAATTGCCTGAGCCACATAACTCCGGCTGCTGCCTCCACTCGCCGAGCGGAGGCTTGCCTGGTTGCCGGGCGCGGGTTCGGGGAGAGAGCCGCCTTCGCGGCCACGGAGGTTGAAAGCGATATAGCACTGCTGCTTCATTCCCGGTTCTGCGGCCAGAGCGCCGACGCTCTGGCCGTCACCGCCCATTAGCCTGACTTCATCGCGGGTGTTTTGGACGAAAGCCACAGCCTGTGGCACTTGCCGGGCCTCGACTGTGTACGCCTGATCGTCAGTTCTGATTCCCACACCATCAGGGCCAGCCAGAGGGTTCTCACAGATGGCGCGCTCCTGGATGGCGATTGTGAGGAACTGAGTGCAGGGGTCAGTTTGTGATGTCAACACAGCACATATTTCGCCTTGGTTGTCAATTTGACCAGCTGCGTTCGTTCGGTAGACCACAGGCACCAGCGGCGTCCCCCTCCCCGTTCCATCTTCCGAGGCGTCGAATTCGTCAGCGCGGAGGGAGTGAGTGATTACAGTGCCTTCGTACAACGCTCGGGCTTGAGTCCCGAGCGGCTGGGCCTCGGTGGCTTCGTTCCAGTATCCTTGACCGGAGTTGGCGAAAGTTTCTTGGTCAAAGAAACCCCCAGTCACCACGTAGTTGTCCGTTGTCGGGTCGCCCATTTTGACCTGATGACAGGTCAGGGGATGCGACACCTCTCTCTCTTACGATAGAAGGAACGAGGCAGTCCTGGCCGCGGGTGTCTCCAGGTCGGTCGAAGCCTCGGCCACTTGCTCCAACGCACGGCGCAACGTCGTAGGTAACGCTTTCCCTCTTTTCTCGGCTCGGCGCAGAATCCCCGCGCAGGCTTTGGCGCTCAAATAGAATCGGTGGTCTACTTCTCCAGTTTCCAGAATCTCTAACAAGGAAGACACGACGGCGCCGTTGCGGAACTCCGAACCATTGCGCGTCCAGAACTGCCCATTCGACGAGTCCGAGGGGCCCAAGAGCCACGCCGGTGTTTTGCCATTTGCTTTTTGGTACAACAAACTCGGCTCCAGCCATTTCTCCAACCACTGCCGCAAAGTCAGCTCCGGCGTTGGAAGAGAAGAGTCCGGGGACGTTTTCGACGACGGTCCATCGGGTTCCCCAGAGTTCCCGGCAGAGTTCAACGATTCGCATTGCTTCAAAGAAGAGTCCACTTCTTGCACCTTTCAAACCGGCGCGCTTGCCGGCCACACTAAGGTCTTGACAGGGAAACCCAAAGACAATAGCGTCTACGGGGCCGACCGCTGAGAGATGTGTACGGGTTATAGTGCAGACGTTGCCGAGATTGGGCGCATCGGGATAATGGTGCTTCAGGACGGCGCACGGAAATTTATCGATTTCAGCGACTGCGGCGCACTCCCAACCGAGCGGTAGCCAAGCTACGCTTGCGGCCTCGATTCCGCTGAACAAACTAAGGAAACGCATTGTCAGAGTTTATTGCAAACTAACGCCAATGTCAACCAAAATCTTCTTTCTCAGCATTGGTGTTATGGCGAAAGCCCCCTTTTTTTCCTTTTATCCGGTATTCTTTTGCGTAGCACCGTCTCGGAGGCATCCGCCCCATGTCCAATACCGCACGCGCCAAATACCAGACTACCGCTCCGGCTGAGTTTTCTTCCTCTCTTCCAGTCAATCCACGGAAAGACTACACCGATCCTGATGCGCGCCCGCCGGGCCGCTCCGGCGGTGGCCCTCCGGTCTCCACACCGCACCGTGTCTCTTCCTCGCGGCGTGGCGGAACCCGGACCCGCCGCAAGACCGCGAAGAAAGCGAGCCGCCGCCGTGGATGATTACGCCTCGCCCTCTGACCCTTCAGGCTCCACTCCACCTGAAGTCACCATCTCCCCGGCCGATAATGGCCATGTCGTCCGCTGGCATCAACGCTCGGGCAAGAAGGGTGAGCCGGGTCGCACGGTTACCCGCGTTGCTTCCAGTAAGGAGGAGGCGTTGGGCCACGCTGACGAAGCCCTCGGCGGTGGCGGCTCGGCTAAGTCTTCCAAGAAACGGACCATTTCTAAACGAGATGGGCAAACTGGCGTAACTTCAGACGCCGAGGGGGAGTCAGGCTCGGCCTCCTCCCCCGCTGCCCACGCCAGCCGCCGGCCGTCGCGCTCATCCGCGCGTCGCCGTCGTCCCAGAACCGGAGGTCGTCGATGAAGAAGGAACGCTGCACACCAGAAAAAGACGAGACACCAGAATTGGAAAGTCGCTCTCACCCCGTCTCATTTCTACGTAGGGCAACCCGGCTGGCTGAGAAGAAGTCCGGCAAGCGCGCGGCCAAGAAGCGGGGATAATCCCCATGGCTCAGGCAGGCGCAAGTGGGTTGGTTGAAGGCGCGAGGCGTCTTTCCGGCGCCGTAAGCGGCTGGATCAACTCTATCCCTACACCGCAGCGTCGGCCAGATACTTCTTGGCACGACGACATGGTGCGACGGGCCAATGCAGATTTTCAGGCGAAGGCGGCGGCAGAGGCTGTGGCCAAGCAGCCGGTTAAGCGCACGCCGAAGCGTTCTGTGCCACGCTCGGCAGGAAAGCGGAGGTAGGTCAATGCCCTGGACTCCAGGTGAATCTGCTCGCTTTACGAAGAAGGCCACATCGCCCAAGAAGAAACGTCAGTGGCGGGATGTGGCCAATTCCATCCTCAAGCGGACGGGTTCAGACTCGCGTGCTATACGCGGGGCCAACTCGGTGGTGAAAAAAGCCCAGTCCAAGCGCAATCGAAAACGGGCGTGATTTTGTGCTATTCTGTAGATGAACAGGGGTTTAGATGAGCAACCTTGTGTTGATGGGCACCGCGCGCAAGTCACAGAGGCAGGAGAGCATTGACCCCCGCAGCCGGCATATAAATGAGTGGGTGGAGGCCTCTGATTCCTTTCGCAACAAGTGTCTTGGCGAGAATTTCGCCAAGTCTGCTGAAGATCTTTACAATCTTCAGGACGCGATGACTCCAGGCCCGGTCTATCGGCCTTCCCTTTCAATCCCGATGCTCCAGCGGATCATGCTGGAGGAAGCCAACCAAGTCAGCAACCTGTCTCCGCGGATGTACATTTTCCCATCGGCCGGTGCTGGTGACCCTTCCTACGCTGGAGCCAAGCAGTCTGATTCTTCTCTTCCCTCAACCTCCTCGCGTGACCTTGCCCGCGAAGTATCCCTCCAAGCTCAATGGCAGATCAGCAAGATGAACCTTCATCTGCTGATGGCTGGGCTCACTGCCCGGTACTGTGGTGCTGGGTGGATCGTGGCTGGCTTCGATCCAGACCTCTCCCGCGCTCGTGGCGGCATGTGGGCTCGGTCCATCGACCCACGACTGGTATTTTTTGATCCGGGCGCTGACTACACTTGGAATCCTGCCTACGCTGGCTGGGGCACGTGGATGAATCTTGAAGATGTCCGGTTGAAGTGGCCGGAAACTTCCCGTGCGATCTCCCCGCGGCATATCTCAGGCGGGTTTCAACCGTTCTCCGGTGATTCTGGCTACGGAATTATGCAGCCCCAGGGGCCAATGTCCTCGATGCCTGGTATGCCCGGTCAGAACGCTAAAACTCAGTCTTCTGAATGGCGCGTACTCGTGCGTCACTGTTTCTGCCGCGATTACACTCGCGAAACCGTCGAGAAAGATGATGTTCCAGCGACTTCGCTGATCGACCCGGAAGTTCGGCTCAAGTATCCCCAAGGGCGCTGGCTGGTCGAGTGCGAGGGTGTGATCCTTCAGGACGGTGACAATCCATATCCGCCTCGTCGTGACATTTCTGCGCCTCGATTCCCTATCTTTCCCAATTACGTTTTGCCGCCTCTGTTCGGCCCGTGGGGCATTCCTGTTACCCGCATGACCGAGAACATGCAACGCCTGGCTCAGAGGTTTTATTCGCAAATCTTCGAGAACGGCTTGCGCATGAACAATGCGCTTTGGGTGATTGAGGAAAACACCGGGATTGACATTGATGGATTTGGCGGACTGCCAGGCGAGGTTGTGACGATCAAGCCGGGGTCGAAGCCTCCCTCTCCAATTACTCCGAACGCTATTGGCAGCGGCGCGCTTCAAGGCGCTGAGAAACTCCTCTCTCTCCAGAACGATGTGCTTGGGTTTTCCGCTTCGCGTCAAGGTGACCCTGGCGCCGGGAATGTCTCGACTGACTTGTTTGATTCGGCTGTTCTGCAATCCTCCGGCCTATTGCAACTGGCCGGACGGTTCTTGAGCGAGACGGCGCAAATGGCCGGTGAGTTCTTCTTCGATACGATGTGCAAGTATCAGCAGAAGACTACTTTGCCTTATCGTGGACCTGAAGGGATTACCCTCGCGTCGTGGAATGGGATGGTCGATCCTTCCACTTATGACGTGGCGCTGGATGAGGCGAGTGTGCGGCCGTTGTCCGAGGCCATTGTTCGCAAGATCACGCCAGACCTGATGGAGAGTGGTGTGGTTGGGCCGGAGCGTGGGCTGCGGACATTAGGTTATCCTGATCCTGAAGGAATTGCCAAGGAACAGGAGACCTCGCAGGCGTTGGCCGCGCTGGCAAAAGTTCGGAGTGGCCGTAAATGAGAAAGGCGGGCGAGAGAGTGGCAACGACAAATTCACCTACGCATGTCGAGACAATCCCGGACCCTGCATCTTCTGCCCGCGGCGTTCCCCACTACAATTGGCGCGCGCACTGGTTGACCGTTACTGAATTCAGCAGAATGATGGGCCGTAGGCCACAGACGGTCTATTGGTGGATTGGCAACGGAACTTTGGCTGAATTTGGAATTCCTGTTTGCCAGTTTCGTTACGGCGGACTGCACTCAGGGAGAACTTTCATTCAAAATACATACTGATTATTTTCCCTCCTTCCGATTGGTGTTATGGCGAGGGGGTTCCCATCCTCTCATTTCCGTTCTATCCTTCTCCTAATCGCACTCTGCTCTCGTCTGGGCTTCGGCCTCGGCTTGGCTCGTGCAAAGGAGAAACACATCATGGCCCACAAGCGCAAGGAAACCAAGAAAGAGCGGCGCGTCGCCGCAAAGCGCAAGTAGTTAGTCCGGGGGGATTCGTCCTCCCGAGCTTTACTCTTGCCCCATCCTAGCCGCGCACCAACTTCCGAAAGGAGACCATCCTGATGGCCGGAACCCCCTCGAAATCTGATTCTCGTGTCGTCAAGGACTTTGGCCAACCCCGGAAGTTTCTGCGCGACATGCGTGCCCGGATCGCTGACCGTGCGAAGAAATCTCGCTCGGCTCATCGGTCCTGACTCATCCCGGAGACGGTGCCGCTGGCCTTCGCGCCTCGTCTTCTTAACTGCTCGGCGGCTGTCTCGGGTTAATTCCCGC